AAAGTTGAGGGTTTAAAAACACAATTAATTAGAACTTTAAAACAACAAGTAGCTGGAATATTATCTAATACTGATTGGTANATAACTAGAAACACAGAAAAATCTACTGCTATACCAAGTGCTATATCTACTCACAGAGATGCNGTTAGAACTAAACAAGCAAGTATCGAAACTCAAATTACAAGTGCATCAGACACTGCAGCTTTAGAAACTTTACATACATACACTACAGATAGTGATGGAGTTCAATCCAGACCTTTGGGAACATTACCAACATTGGAGTTGTAATCCATGTCTATAATTATACCAGCAAATTCAGCAGTAAGCGGTGGTTTTGAAGTAGCTAATTCACTTATGTTTGCAAGTGGTGATAGTGCTTATTTAAATAGAGCAGGCGCTGGTGGTTCGGCAGTTAAAAAAATGACATATTCTTTTTGGGTAAAAAGAGGTCTTTATGGTACTACTCAAAATATAATGAGTTTTTATAATTCAGCTACTGATTACTTAAGAGTATATTTTAATGATAGTGACAGGATAAATGTTAAGCAACTAGATGGTTCAACAGTACATCTTCAAGTGATTCCAATTAGACAATATCGGGATTTTTCTGCTTGGTATCATATAGTTATAGCAATAGACACATCACAAGGCACAGCAGCAAATAGAGTTAAAATATATACAAACGGTGTTCAAGAAACTCAGTTTGACACAGCAACATATCCATCACAGGAAAGGTCTTTAAAACCTGAAGCACCTAAATTTATTGGTTCACACTCAACAGGTAATTATTTTGATGGCTATATGGCAGAGTTTGCTTTTATTGTCGGAACACAAAATGCACAAACAGACTTTGGAGAATTTGACGAAGACAGTGGAATATGGAAACCGATAAATGTTTCAGGATTAACATTTGGTACAGACGGATTTTATTTAGACTTTGAAGATAGTTCAGCTTTAGGAAATGACGCAAATGGTTCTAATAACTTTACAGTTAATAATATAGCTGCAACAGATCAAGCAACTGATACTTGCACAAATAATTTTTCAGTTTTAAATCCTTTAGACAATCCTTATCCAGCACAACCAGCAACTTTTTCACAAGGAAATTTAATAGGTCAATCAACAGAATCAGGTTTTTTATCAGGTGCATCAACTATTGGAGTAAGTACAGGAAAATGGTATGCTGAATTTAAACTTACTGCTGGAAATATGGGTTTAAGTACTATGGGAGTTATTACCGACCCTGTTGATAATCTTGGTACAACTGCACCACATGATAGCACAAAATTTTATGGAGTAAGAGGTAATGGTGATAAATATCAGCCAGGAGGTACACAAACAACTAATTGGGCAGGTTCTTATACTACAAATGATATTATTAGTTTAGCTTTAGATGTAGATAATAACTACCTTTATGTTGCTAAAAATGGACAATACGCAGATGGTTCAGGTAACTATGATGAAGCATTTACAGGAAGTCCAGCTGCTATAACTATAGCAAGTGGTCAAACATATTTTTTTACAGGTGGAAGTATAAGCACCGGTGGAGGTGTTTTTTTAACTATGGCATCTAATTTCGGATTTCCATCTTTTGCAATTTCATCAGGCAACGCAGATAGTAATGGTTATGGCAATTTTGAATATGCTGTACCCAGTGGTTACTTTTCCCTTAACACGAAAAATTTAGCGGAGTATGGATAATGGCTTATACAACAATAGATAATCCAGGATTATTTTTTAATACTGTGCTTTATACAGGTAGTGGTAATGCACAAACTATTTCAGGAGTTGGTTTTCAACCTGATTGGTTATGGCAAAAAAGCAGAAGTGCTTCACAAGACCCAAGATCATTTGATGCAGTAAGAGGTGGTAGTAAACTTATTTATCCTAGTTTAAATAATGCTCAAGCAACTGATGCACAATTAATTACATCATTTAATGCTGATGGTTTTACTATGGGAACATCAGGGTCTAATGCTAATGATAGTTCAGTTACTTATGCAGCTTGGAATTGGAAAGCAAATGGTCAAGGTTCATCAAACACAGACGGAAGTATAAACACAACATACACTTCAGCTAATACTACATCAGGTTTCTCAATATCTATGTACGAAGGTACAGGTTCAAATGCAACAGTAGGTCATGGGTTAGGTGCTGTTCCAAAAGTAGTTTTAGTAAAAGGTTTAGACGTAACTTCTCAATGGTATATGTATAATGCTGGAGCAGGTGCAAATAAAGTAGGATTATTAGATAATAGTTCTGCATTTGCAACAGATACAGTTAGTTGGCAAAACACAACACCAACTTCATCAGTATTTTCTATAGGTAATGATGGTGGAACAAACAGTTCAGGAAATACAATGATAGCTTACTGCTTCGCAGAAAAAAAAGGTTACAGTAAATTTGGTTCATTTGTCGGGAATGGTGAACCAGCAGGTGATGCACCATTTATTTACACAGGATTTAAACCAGCTTTTCTTATAATAAAAAGTTCAACTTATGCTGAAAGTTGGATAATGACTGATAATAAAAGATTAGGTTATAATGGCAGCGCAGCTAATTTTAGAGCTGATACTAGTAATGCAGAGATAACAGATTCTGGAGTTAATCCTGATTTATTATCTAATGGTTTTTCATTACAAAACAATGATAATTCTTACAATAAAAATGGTCAAAGTTACATCTATTGGGCATTTGCAGAATCACCTTTTGTAACATCAACAGGTGTTCCATCAACAGCTGGGTAGCTAAGCAAAGTCCAATTTCTATGACAAAAGACCCTTGTTGGGTACATTGAAATAACGTTGATCTACAGCGCAATTTAATATACTCTAGATGAAACAGGAATTTCTATGCTACAAAAAATGAATTTTTTGCCTGGATTCAATAAACAATTGACCCCAACTCAAGCGGAGGGACAATGGATCGATGGCGACAATGTAAGATTTAGGTACAACACCCCTGAAAAAATAGGTGGTTGGTTACAACTAGGAGAAAACGATATGACTGGTGCAGCGAGAGCTATGCATCATATTGTTAATAAATCAGGAACTAAGTTTTCTATTATTGGTACAAACAGAATTTTATACGCTTACTCAGGTGGTGTGTTTTATGACATACACCCGATTCGAGCGACTACAACTTTATCTAATTCTTTTTCTACAACAAACGGATCCGCTGTTGTTACTATAACATTTAGTGGTAACCATGGTTTAGTTCAAGGTGATATTATTTTATTAGATAATTTTACAGCTATTACAAACTCTAATTATTCAGCGTCAGATTTTGATGATAAAAAGTTTATGGTAACAACTGTTGTATCATCATCAGTTATTACTATTACAATGTTATCTAATGAAACAGGATCAGGTGCTACAACATCTGGTGGTATTAGAGTTAAAGCTTATTATAGTGTAGGACCAGCAGAACAAGCACCAGGGTTTGGTTTTGGTTTAGGACAGTGGAGTGGAACAGTATCTGGAGAAGCTATTACAACTTTGAATGGTGGTATTAATGCTTCAACAACTACAATAGTATTAGGTGATGCATCTTTATTTCCATCATCAGGTACAAACTTTGTTCAAATAGGATCAGAAGAAATATCATACACAGGAATTGCAGGTAATCAATTAACAGGTGTTACAAGAGGTGTAAGAAATACAACCGCGGCAATACACAGCAATGGTGTGGCAGTCACAGACTCATCTGATTATGTAGCATGGGGTGAAGCAGCATCTGGAGACTTAGTTATAGATCCAGGTATGTGGTCTATAGATAACTTTGGAGACAAAGTTATTTCTTTAATTCACAATGCACAAGTTTTTGAATGGGATTCAAATGCAGCTAATGCTGTATCAACAAGAGCAACAATTATATCTGGAGCACCAACAGCATCTAGAAATATGTTAGTATCCACACCGGACAGACACTTAGTATTTTATGGAACAGAAACAACGATTGGTGATCCAACAACTCAAGATGATATGTTTATTAGATTTTCTGATCAAGAAAACATTAATGATTACACACCAACAGCTGTTAATACCGCTGGT